ACCACCATTAACTATAATTTTATAGTTATCATATTCTGAACTGAAAGCATCATTTACAGTAACGCTAGAAACAGCAGAACCAATGGTTTGTGTTTTGATTAACTGCATACCTGGTGGCTGGTCAGTATCAGCAATCATCACCCACGCAGCAGAATCATAAACAAGAACACGATTCGTGTCAGTCTCATAAATAACCTGACCCTCATACGGTGATGCTGGACGAGTAGACGATGTACACACACCAGGCTGGTTGATACGACTATTCGGAAGATAATTTGACAGGCCCATCAGTTATACCCATACACAGTAATTTTGCCTTCAATATTATCTGTCGTTCCAAACAATTTGAAACCATTATACGCCGTATCCAACCAATGCGCGCAATAGCCAGTCCTGAAAACATACTGCGTAACTGCCGCTTCATACGTTGTAGATGTGTATTGCATTGAAGTTTTACGAGCGATATTAGGTTCTATAACATCAATAACATAGTTCCCAACTGCCCCTGCCTGGTTTGAACTACCACCTATACGAAAATCACTTTGGTTAACTTGTGCAAAGTTGCCAACAGTTGTTGAATAAATATAGTACGCACCATAGTTATAGTTACTCCCTGTTGCCGCTGTTGTACCTGCCATTAACTGCATAGCAATATTGCGTGTAGTTGTACCACCACTCATAAAGTTAGAAATAATAATTCTGTAATTATCAAAACTTGAAGTAAATACTTCTCGTATTTCATAAGAAACTTGACCGCTAAATGTTACAGACCCGTCAGTGTTGATTGTTGCGCCAGTAGAAACAGCATTAGGTTTCATCTTTACTAAACCTGAACGCTGTGTTTGACCTGTTGACGGGTCAACCCATGCACTGTTATCCCACACCAAAGTACGATTAGTGTCAGTCTCATAAATGACTTGACCCTCATAGGGTGTGGTGGGGCGTGTGCTGCTGGTGCAGATTCCTGGGCGTAGGTTGCTGGAAATATTCGAGATGCCCATTGTTATGCCTTGATGATGTAGTTGAGGACCATTGTTGGCTGCACGTTGTTATGCGCACCACCACCACCAGTAGAACTGACAGTACCGACAGTGCCCACTGGTGGATTACCTGCGCCCATGAACAGATTGTTGTTAGAGTTTGCGACTACACTCGCTGCACCATTTGCACTGTGTGTATGACTAGGCATCTCACTCGTCGTCAACGTGTGAGTCTGACCGCCACCAACCTCGCCAGGTGCGTCACCGCCACCAGTAATAGTCGTAGAAGTCAAACGAGACGCACCAGTGCCACCCATGTTGTCTACACCAGCCACAACACGGCCACGCAAATCAGGCAAACCAAACGTAGTCGAACCATCACCCGAACCATACGTCGTCCCCAACACAGCAAACAACTCGCCATATTGTGACCGAGAAACAGTCTGCCCAAAACACAACAACCAACCAGCAGGAGCCGAAGCACCCGCAAAAGGCATCACAGCACCAGCAGGAACAGCACCAACAGTGCCACCCAAACCAGAACTAATACCCATCAGACTTCCTTCTCCCAACCAACAATCGTCACATTCACACCCGAACGGTCAGCGTAACCTTGGAAAGTTTCGGCAGCCTCAACCACCAACGCAGTGTCAAACACCACCGTGTCATCCTTAGCGATAGGCAACGCACTAAACACACGATTACCAGCAGTAGCAGCAGTACCAATAGCAAAATACACCAACGCCTCAACACCACTCGTGTTCGTAAAAACTATCTGCTTAGTAGTCCATTGACGAGAAGCAGGGACAGTAGCAATAGTCCCGTTAGTTGTACCTAAACCAGTAGGACCAGCCAATCGCTTTTCTGTTCTGTCACCAACAGCCATCTCAAACTCCTACATCAGTTGTAATAATCGCCGTGAACTTTGAATCATTCATCGGGTTAGTGGACACAGTTGAGTTTATCCACTGACTAGTTCCAGAACTATAAACCAAAGCCTGACCATTAGATGGAGTACCAGTAATAGTTACATCAGATAAATCATTCAACGCACCAGCAACACCCGAAGCACCCTGAGGTCCCTGCGGTCCTTGCGGACCTGTCGCACCCTGAGGTCCTTGCGAGCCAGTAGCACCCTGCGGTCCTGTGTCTCCCTGAGGTCCCTGTGGTCCAGTAGCACCCTGCGGTCCTTGGCTTCCCTGAGGTCCAATATCTCCTTGCGGTCCCTGTGGTCCTGTTGCACCCTGTGGTCCAACGTCGCCTTGTGGTCCTTGCGGACCAGTAGCACCAGTATTACCTTGTGGACCTTGCGGGCCTGTATCACCTTGTGGTCCTTGCGGGCCAGTATCACCTTGGGGTCCCTGCGGTCCTGTGTCTCCCTGAGGTCCCTGAGGACCAATGTCCCCTTGTGGTCCTTGACTACCTACACCTGGCAAACCTATGGGACCTGCGTTGCCTTGGGGTCCCTGAGGACCGACATCACCTTGCGGTCCTTGACTACCAGTAGCACCTTGACTACCTTGGGGTCCCTGTGAACCCTGTGGACCCTGACTACCCTGAGGACCCGTATCTCCTTGGGGACCCTGGGGACCTGTATCACCCTGAGGTCCCTGTGAACCCTGAGGGCCAGTTGCGCCTTGTGGACCCGTCGCACCTTGGGGACCCTGAGAACCTTGGGGACCTTGCGCGCCAGTTAATCCAACATCACCTTGGGGTCCTTGTGGCCCTTGCGAACCTACCGCACCCTGAGGACCTTGACTACCTTGACTACCTTGTGGACCTTGAACACCAGTCGCACCTTGGGGACCTTGCGAGCCTTGACTACCCTGCGGTCCAGTCGCACCCTGAGAACCCTGAGAACCAGTAGCCCCCTGTGAACCAGTTGCACCTTGCGCGCCTTGCGCGCCTTGGGGACCCGCAGGGCCGAGGCTAGCTGAACCGACAACACGAATTTGGTTAGCGGTAGCAAACGTTGAAGTTTCGTCTCCGCGTGTGAACGTGATGTTGTAGGTGTTAACAGCAACCGTTAGTTGTGTGGTGCTACGGTCAACGGTGATTGCGTAGGTAGCCATCAGCGGGTTGTGTCAGCAATCACTTTCACAACACCCGACAAAATGGTGGACACCACACCAGATGATGTTTCCTGCAAATCATAGGTGTAGTTCTGTGGGGTGAGAGTTGCTGTGGTTGATGCCGGAAGGGTTGCCGTAACCACACCGCCTGCTGCGTTAGTCACAGTGCAGGTAAACGTTGCCGACACAGTGGTTGCATCGGGGGAGGTGCGGAGCTGCATAGCATAGGTTCTGCCAGTGATGTCGATAGGGGTGGTTCCATCGGATGTCATCGTGGAAACGACAGTGAGGGTGTCGCCTCGGACTACTTGCAGGTTTTCTTTAGCGGGGCCAGACATAGTGTCCCCATGTTACACCAGTCTGACACAGCCTGAATCATGTAGAACCTGGTACTGTCCGTCAGTCAAAGTCAGGGTATCGCCTGCTTTGGCTCGTATCGTGTTGTTGCCTATGTCTGCTTTGAAATTCTTGATGGCTTCAACTTGTACGTCGGCAGTACATTCCACAAATTTGTTGGTTTTCAGCAGGGTTCCTTGGGGGACTGCATCGGCTAGTTTTCGGCTGGCTTCCGTCCATGTGAATTGCCCTATGTCGCGGGCGAGGCTGGAGGCTTTAACGAGGGATTCGCCGTAGTTGTTGTAATGCCACAGCATCGCATCTTTCAATTTGTTGATGTCTGGTTCATCCCATCGACCTATTGTTTCTGACTGGCTTTTACTGCATTTCACGGTGCTGGTAGCAAGATGAGCAAACTCGTTTTGCCCGCTAGTTAAAGACAAGATAGTGGGGACAGCAAGGGCGATGGCTTGTAACGGCATCAACCCGAACCCTTCCCCTCGGCTCGCTGCGATGAAACAATGTGCTTCTGAAAACCATTGGCGTTGGTCTTGTAGGCTCATCCATTGACGGTCTAAGAAGATTCGGGGGTGGTTGATGTCGGGTACATCTCGTGCGTGTGGAGCCGCTTTGATACGTAGCTCTGCATCAGGTAGGTCTAGTTCGGTGAACGCTTTAACAACAATATCTAAACCTTTGCGTCGCCATAGAGAACCACCGGCACGGAACTGGAACACACTGCTTTTGTTTGTTTGTTGCGGATGCCAAAATGTCGGGTCTACACCTAATGGAACCATTGACACGTTCGGGTGATGTTTGGAGAATAACTCCACATTATGTTTGCATGGCACAAGTATCTGGTCGTATTTGGGAAGATACATAATAAACTTGTCAGGTAGTTCATCTGTTTCCCACATCGTAAACAGGACACGATGCTGACCCTCATACCATCCTTTATTAGAAAACGGCACACCCATGTGTACCTGCACAGACGCTTTCTTATTAAAAGTCACATCATCAGGTTTGTTGTCTATAAACCCTGACAGCATCGAGCCATACCCAAAACGAATGTCAGTAAATCCTACCCATGACTGATAATTCATAAAAACAATTCTTTTACTTGACGGTCAAAAACATCTTTTTGCTGTTGTATTTGTATACGGAACTTTTCTTGTTGTGTAGGGCTTTCAAAACACTGCCTGATTTTACTGCCCAAAACCTCTAACTCTGTTGAATCAAACCTGTACCAGTCGTCCACATTGTAATCTTCTTCAAAGTTTCCAGCTCCGACACGGTTAATAAAAACTGTTGCCCCGCATAATGCTGCTTCGCGTGGCAATCTGTCGCGTCCAGGATGATGCCCAAAATCTACATACACTAGACATTCGTTTAACACGTCAACTAGTTCTGTTCGAGAAAACCCTACAAGTTCCACCACTTCAATGTCAGGACAAACAACACGAAACCGGTCAATTAAATCTTTACCTTTAGCGGGGTTCACCGCCACCTTCTTTTGTTTCACAACACCTTTATCGTAAAACATTGGGTTCACATAATCTGTTAGCATTAACGCAGACACACCATGATTTGCCAACCAGTGTTGAGCGTACACAGACTGTGCCACATGCTGAGAAGGTTCAGAAGATAAAGCCTGCGGAGACGCAAAATCCACAGACAACCACCACAACACCTTACGACCTGGATGAACAACACGGTCAGGCCATATTTCAGGGACAACTACAACATCTGTATCCACAACATTTTTACAAATACGAATTTGATAATCGCTATACAATTTGGGAACATCCCATTTTGTGGGTTGGTACAGCATCGCCGCATAACCACCTTGACGGTTAATTGAATCAACCAACTGATGCAACGCCTCAGGTCCACCAGTCGTAACATTTGATGGACAAACAACAACAACCCTATTGTGGTGCATCCCAACCCATCTTCCGTCGTGCAGTTAACGACCACAAACCAGGTTCAGGAACCCCATCAGACCATCGTTCGTTATGTAACTTCGTATTGATACGAAACCTTGGCATGTGTAATGGTTTAATGTTTGGGTCACGCAACACAGTAGAAGCATTTTCATGGTTCACACCGCAAGCAGTTCTCGTAACTGTAAAACCAAAACTGTTTACTCTGCGTTCAAAATCAACATCTTCATAATACGCAGGCAAATAACATTCAGAAAAAATCCCTGCTTTTTCCACCACGTTGTCTCCTACCCATGCACAACACCAGCCAGGTTCACCCGCCAACGTCACGCTGTCACGAGAACACAAACCCCAAAACTTTTCCATCTCATCAGCATCAAACCACGCATCCGAGTTAAGAAACAACCAGCCACTACTCCAAGGAAACATTTTTATCCCAAGATTCCATGACGGGCCAACACCAAGGTTAGATGGAGAGTCAATAACATAAACATGGTTTGCGCGGTTTGGCACATCCACCACACCGTCACCGTTGTTAATTATCAACAAATTATCTACAGGGTAATCAAATGATTCAACACATCGATACAGTTGACGGTAGGTGTTTAGGACAGGAATAACAACAACAGGTATCACTTAATTCCTAAGCCGGTGTTTATCTGCCAGTCGTGAACAGCTTTACGTTCCACCTCCGCAGACCCATCGATACTGCGAGGCTGGTAACCCTGCTGACGTAAACGCTTATACGCAGGCATGTCCTTATCCCAACGCTTTGCTCGCGCATCCACCTCGGCAACAGCAGCACCTTTAGTGGTGGTCGTGTTAGCACCCATACGGACACCCAACACTTTGCATCCGAAACATCCATCAACATCTGTCGGATGAACTTCTCTATGTTTCACGAAATGTACGCCCCGTATCCAGCAGCAGTTAACGCTGCAACTTCTTCTGCGTCAACATCATAGATGTGACCACCCAGATACACAAACGAATAATCCTCAAACGGTGGCTCCAACTCTGTGTATGTGCCGTTGTTGAGTTTCCAAATGTTGATACCACGAGCCGATGGAACAATACGGCTAAACAAACGTGTTTCTGCGGTGCGACCAAAAAAATCTGCGTACGCAACTTCGTCACGGGTTGGTGGTTCAAATGTTGCCATAACCCCACAATAACAAAAGCCCCCCACCGAAGTGAGGGGCTAATGCTATTCCGTGTCGGCGGATGTTAGTTAGCACCAATGCTTGATGCTGACTCGATACGACGGAGTGATTCCTCGCGGAAACGTCCGTAGCCACCAAGCCAGTACCAACCGAGAGGCTGCAAACGGTTGAGGTAGTCAGCTACCGTACCGCGAACAACCTTCGGGAACGCGCCGTTGCCGTCTGTCGTGCTGTACGCCTTAGCAAGAGCCTGACGGCCCAAGATGTGTGTTGCGTAAACGTCAACAGTTGCGGATGAACCGGTTGAAGAACCGGAACCATCGGATGCGTCGGTGTATACCTTGGTGCGTGGTGTCTCAATGAAACGGACACCTTCAAAGGTTCCGATTTCACCCATGTAGATACCGTCGGTGTCTACAGCGTTATGAGGCGCACGCCACGCAGCTGCGTCGGTTGCTGAACGGAAGTCATACGATACGTCTGGATGGATGTATCCCATGTAAAAACCGTTCATCGTTGCGACGTTTGCCTTGCGGAGCTGTGCAACTACACGGCGAACATCGTTTGCTGTGAGTTTGTCGTCAGCACCAACGGTTGCACGGCTCGTTGGAACTGATGCTCCACCTGAACCGTAGACAACGTTGTTGCCACCGGCGAGTACGTCACGAACAACCTGGTCGATTGAGTCGCCAGCGTTGTAGCCAATGATGTTGGCTGCTGCTGTGTTGACATCAAGGAACGAGGTTCCACGCAACTTGGCGGTTGTCACGACAACGTTGCCGTACTCTGCGAGTGTGACGGTTACTTGGCTATCGCTCATAGCGGCAGGTGTAACGTCGGTCACTTCGTTGAGTGTGGCCGTTGCAGCCGAAAGGTCAGCGAACTTTGTGAAAGTAACAGCTGAGCCAGGCATTGACTGTGCGGTTGGTTGTACATCTGCTGCTTGGTCAAACAACAGTTCTGAACGCAACGCAAAATAGGCGATGCGGTCAAACGCGGTCTGGTCTACAGACAGCGAGGAGGTGGTGGTTTCATTTGCCACTTTAGGTTTTCCTTTACGGGAGAGGGTTTACAGTGCTTGCTGTGCCTCTGCCAGAATTGCCATGACCTCTGCTTCCGTGCGGGCTTCAGCGATTCGCTTGTTCCAGTCAACAGGTGCTACGGATGTTCCTGCACCTGCGGCGACTTTGTTCGTACGGTTCCAAACCTCGGCCTCATCTTGGGGGATTTGGTCTGGAGGAGAAATCAGTTGTGCTTCCAATGCGGCTTGTTTGATTGCATCAGGGTCAAGAGGGCCTTCGTAAGCTTTGACGAAATACTTGCTCATTGGGTTATCGAACGGGATTCCCGCTTTGATAAACGCAAGTTCTTTCTTGGCTTCTTCGGCTTCGGCAGCAGCTTTTTTGGCTTCTGCCAGTTCTTTTTCCTTTTGTTTAAGAGCCTGACGGAGAGGGTTTCTTCCTTCAGATTCTTCTTCAAACTCGTCGTCTTGATAGTCGGCGTTTGACATTGGCACACTCCTTGTGTCCACAGCTCCGCCGGAGGTGCGGGCTGGCTACGTTTAAGTTTTCTCCCCTGCGTACGCTGAGGTGTCGGGGGTCCACCACAGGTTTCGGCAACTCGGCCTATGTGGTTACTATAACACACGTCTTGGATTTATTCTCCACAGCAGTGATGTTTTTTTCCACAGTGCGGGCATCGCCAACGTGTTGCTATCGGGTCGAAACGTTGTTCGCAGTTTTCACAGGTCATGCCTGTTCTAAACCTGCGATACCTGTTTGAGATGTGGCGAATCCTCCGCCTCCTTCAAACTCTGCACGTCGCCTTCTTGCGCGTCGAGCGATTCGTTGCGCTGCTTCGGCACGGGTTCCTACCACGCCTTCAATCATTTGTTGACGGGTGATTTCTTCTT